GAGAAACGCGAGTAAAACCGAGTAGGGGGAAAAGGCGCTGGGCGACGCCTTCGGCTTATGTCCTGCGGCCATTAAAACCAATTAGGCAGAATTTGGGGAAGCGGAATAATCAGAACCATCTATTAGCGGTCTAGGCGTGTAGTGTGGCTCTACGGACTCAATGCCAACTTTAGGTTTAAGGGTCTGACTGTAGGCGAATTCACCGCTCTGCCGAGCGTTGTTATCGCCTACAGTATTACAAGTTGCGACTATTTGAGCACCGTTGAAGAGTAAGAAGGCGGCACAGTCATTGGGCTGGTTGATTGAATAACCTAGTTTTATAAGCTCTTCAGAATCCGTGAAAACCGTTTTAGAGCCATTAGTGAGATTAAAGTAAGTTTTGTTGATCCTTGCGGACTTGATAACAGCTTTGATATTAAACTCGAATCCTCTATAGGGGTGAGCAATATCGGGGGGAGTTGTTGGAGAGCTGGTAGGGGCATCATGAAGGGAATGTGCTTTGACTTCGTTGGATGTTGTTTTTTTAATCGGGTATTTTTCCGCGTCTGTTTTTTCATTTTGCACTATCTCCGCATGGGTTTGTCCAGTGACTTTTTTATAAAGTCCGTTGTAAAGTTTATAACCAAAAAAGCCTATAGCTAGAAACAATAAGGCCAATAAAATATAAACCTGATGAAAGCGCTTAGGCATTTTGGTGTGCACTTCGGCTGATTTGTAATACTGGAAAGCTTCTTTTGGAGGGCTGAATTTGCGCTTAGCCGCCTCTGATAAATTGGCTTTATTGTTCACATCGTTAAACTCTGGCCACTCGTAAAGATAGCGCCCCATGATGGTCGGTTTGATATGGATATGGCGCTGTACCATCTCACGCAGAAAGCTATCAACAAGTAAAGGCTTTTGCGTCAGCACAATAATATCAATACCAGTGTGGCGATGTGTACTTAAGGCGGCAACAATGGGCGGGACTTTTGAACCGCTACTACGAGCACCAAAAACTCGTTGACATTCATCGACAATCAGAATTGATTTAGGTGGAAACAGGTAATAGTCAAGCATTAGCTCTGGGTCGTCTGGGTCTGGACGCTTCTCTGTCCACTCTTTGATGGGTGGGCATTTAAGGTGGTCAATTTTTAAATCAGGTATGCCCATCACAAAAATCGGGCGTGTATTAAAACCTTGATTAAGTTCTTTAAGCAGCATCTGAATGAGTAATGAAGTTTTACCCATGCCAGGGATGCCGGTAATCATTGTAATCATAGTAGTCCAAACTTTTTAACAGTGGAAAGGGTGAGGCTAGTTGAATAGGCGCCCAATATAATGCCTACAAAATCAGGTAAGCCATAAAGGCTAGCCATCTGTAAAACAACGGCAGGCATGGCTCCAAAAGAGTTTTGCAGGGATGAGCTGACAAGGCTTAAAACAGTTGTAGAAGCGGTATAGGTAATAACGCCAATACCAAGTGCGATAAGTACGCGTTTTACCAGTGGAGCGGCAAGCGCCAGAAACATAGCTTGTAACATTTAGAAAAGCCCCCTTTGGTATGGTTGAGCATCTGCACGAATAGCGGCCGCAATAATGCCGTATGCAAAGAAAAATGCTAGTGCCATGACTAGCGGTCTGAAGGCAGAGGCGTAAGCACATAACCAATCGAAAGAAACGGTAATAGTAGCGCCAGCAATAGCAGTGGTTAGCGGTGGCGGACATGTGGCGTTTGATTGGATGTTAACAGGGTTAAAGTTGAAATTGTCGCCAACATTAACGGACTTTTTGCCTAGTTCTTCATTCGGTAAATCATCTTTTTTGCCAATTAAATCTTCAGCCTTTTTACATTCCCAACGGTCAGGTTTATCGGCACATAACTGGTCTATGTCGGTTTGTTTACAAATGAGTAAATCAGGTTTTTTCTCGCAGATGTCTTTGCAACTTGGTGCATCTGGGTTTTTTTCGCATAAAGATTTAGCTTGGCATTGTTCACTTGCTGGATTCTTAGAACAAAAACTCTCTTTTGATTCAGATGTTGAAGTCTGCGAGCCGTCTGCATTAGTTTGGCCAGTTTTAACAGTACCGTCTGATGTGGCAGAGGGTGGAACAGAAATAACCATGGAATCAGGTTCTTTTGTTGTGACTGGTGTGGGGTTTGGATTTTCTGGGGTTGGCGCAGGTGTACTTGTTGAAGAAGCACCTGTTTTATTTTGAATAACAGGAGCGGAGCCAGTAGAGCCAGCAGAAACGCAAACAGCTACACCGTTAACAGTACCGTAGCTTTTGCCAGAGTCTGCACAGTCTTTAATATTTGGGGCTGGTGGTGCGTTTGAGGGTGCAGGGTTAGATGATGATACGGAACAAGTAGCACCAGTGTAATTGCTATATCCGTAAACGTTATAACTAGAGCCGTCAGAGCCTCCGTACCAATTGCCACGGCTAGCGTCTAACTTGGTCAAACAGCCATTTTTACAGCCGATTTGGTTGATAGATGAAGGCGAAAGTGTGGATGCACTAGAACCAGAAGGTTGAGGAATGCCTGAAAAGCCAGCATCACCAACAGTGCATTGAGGCGGTGCGGTGCCGTTACAAATAACATTGGGGGGATAACCTGATTTCCTAGTGTTTGGAGAACAATCTTGGATTGCAAAACCTGTATCAGCCGTTGATGAGTTACTCCCTGATGTGCGTTTGTAAATGGCAAGTATTGAGTACATACCGCTGGTAGATGTTTGTTGGGTCTGTGTTGTTGAATCTGTACATGCAACGACAGAAGTTAAAGGGTCAGCTGAGTAATATGTCTGTCCGAACTTTGGCATGACGCCAAGACAAAGCTCTTGCTTTGAGGAATAGTAAACAGCGCCGTAGGTATTGAGGCTTAAGTATTTGACAGATGGCGTATAGTCAGCAAAAGCTGATGAAACAAAAAAGATGAAGAGGCAAATAGCCTGATAGATAGTTTTCATCTGCATAAAATCATCACTGGCAGGACTACGATTAAGAAGCCAGCCCATGTGTAAATGTCTAAGGGTTGCATAGAGGTGCCTTTCTGTTAGAAGTAGGTAAAGCAATCGCCAGCAAAGCTGTCGCTTGCTAGAAACCTCGGTAACTTCTACGAATAACAAAAACAGTAATCATGGCAAGGGCAACGCCCCAGCCTAGTTGCATGCCGTCTAAAAATTGGGTGGTATGGTCGTCTGGTGAATCACATTGCAGTTGAACAGGTTGAGATTCAGTCAAAGCATAGTTATTAGTGACAGAACCAGTTGTGCTAATAGTTTGTTTGACTAATTGCCATTCGCCAGTTGCTTGTTTGACATAGCGTGTTATTTGGGTGTCATTGATTGTCTGAATAATAGAGGGCTGGATAGCCTGAAAATGTGCATCTATCGCTTGCGCTTGTTCAGCATAACAAATGCCATTATGAAACCATCCAGCCATGGTGATTAAACCTTACGTTTCAACCAGAAAATCACGCCTACAGCTACAGCTAGGGCAAGCATTAAACCGCCTAAAGTGACGCCATCTGTAGTTGCTTCATCAATCGCGGAAGTTACGCCAGCAGGGAGAGCCGCCCAAGCTTGAGCAGCAGCCAATGACATACCAGCAGCTAAACCTTGAGCAACGCGACGAGCAAAAAGAGCTTTTTGTTTCATGATAGAACCTTTCAAAAATACCCTAAACCGTAGGGGACGGATTGTCTGAAACAGACAAATTCATGTGACCGAGTAAGAACAACCTTACTTGGGCGTGTGTGAGTTGTTGGCCGTTATAGAACCAATCGGAGAGGGATAGGAAGCACATTACGCAACCAATCTAAGCACTTGTGACCAGCTAGTGACTGGGGTTTCAAGTTCGATGTTTTTACGTTTGAAAAATGAAACTTTGTTGTCTGCGTTGTCTGAAGCCGAGTTTTGTAAGTCGGTTTGAGTCAATCCAGCACGTAATAAATGCTGTTTATGAATCCTGAACGTGTTGGCGTTTAATGAAGCCTTAGCCTGTTCATAGCCCATAATTTTAATTAAAGACCATGTTTGATAAGCGGCTCTAGCGCGGCCTTCAGATAGTCCAAGTTGTTTTAAATTTTCTAGTAGTGTGCTCATATCAGTGACCCCAATCCCACCTGTGAATGGCTTAAAGTATGTGTAATGTTTATCTATCAAATCTTGCTCTGTGAGTTCAGTCCAAGGCTGTGTGTTTTCGTAATAATCGCGATAGTTTTTAAGCGATTGCTTGACGTTTAAATCGTTGTGTAAAAAGTGCTCATAGTTCTTTTTATGCGCTAGCTTTTCGAACCATTGACGCTTCAGGCGCAGTTCAAAACGCAGTAAGCGCGAAATAATGTCGATTTCCCAAGTCTCGTATGGGATGGGCTTGCCCTGCTTAAACAGCTTTTGCACCAGTTGTTTAACTTGGGTGCCTTTGTCGTAAATAATGCCGCTAATCATGTTGGAGCTGGCACCAATCACCAAGGTGTCACCGTGACCGCCTGTCATTTTTTGGCGTGAACCGTGACCATTTTTTAATTCGCGTAGCGCTTGTTTGACTTGAGCGTTAGAATCCAACAGATAGTTGTAGTTGAAATCTAGGCGCATACATTGCCATGTGTGCACTGGCGGTAAAATCATGGATAGCCCTAGTTGCGCTTGTTTGTGTAGCACGTTGGCACAATGCATGACATCGTTAGAACCAAAAATATTATTACCAAGTTCGACCGAAGCAGGGGAGCCAGCAATCAGCAAGTAATGTTCTTTACCGTTATGCTGGACTTGCCAGAACAAGCCAATTTCGTCACTGCGTAGCTTTTCAATATCAAAAACAAACTTCTCACGGATTAACTCGCCTTTGCTGTTGTAAGTGCATTGCGTCCCTAAAAAATCGGTGAACTTTTCCATAAGCTCCTCCCCCTTCAGGAAGGTCGAAAGTTTGATTCTTAAGGTCATCCAATCAATCATTTTAAAAGCTCGTCAAAAGTGGGTTTTTGATACCGTGGTATCGTAAGTGTGGGTGTTACAACACACCCACACCGATTTTCGGTTTTTAGGCCGCTTGTTTTTGTGGGTTAAACATGGATGAAATCAGGGTGCGAAATTGTGCTTCGGTCATGAGGTTGACATTACCCAAACGCAGGGCATTGAAATCTCCGACATAGCAACTGGATGGATGCAGGTAGTAGGTGCCAATATCGTAGGGTGACTGGTCAGGGCGTGAGCCATTTCCGTTTTGCAGGCTCAGCAAGATTTTTTCAGGGTAAGGCGAGGCGGTGCCGTTCGGGTTGATGATGTGGGCATAAGCCTCTTGGGTGCGGATTTTCCAATCGCGGTTGTTTTTATTGCCTGAGCGTTCATTGACATCGGTGTTTTTGACTTCGATTTTCAACATGATCTATTCGTCCTTTAAATTTATTTATTCTCAAAATGAGAATAGCAGAACCATAATCTCAAATTGAGAATAGTGTCAAGAACTTTTTAAATCAGTGTAGAATCCAAAAAAGCAGGCAATGAAGAAAACGAGAGGCGGACACCATGAACGGCAAAGAATATATACAGGCGTGTAAAAAGAAGTTAAATCTTGATACAGACTACAAATTAGCCTTGCATTTAGAAATCAGTCAGAGTGATATGAATTTTTATGCCCGTGGAGAGCGTTTGCCGAGCGTTTACGCCTGTTTTAAGATTGGCGAATGCCTAGGTATCGACCCGAGCATCATAATGGCTGATATCGCGTCAGAAACAGAAAAGAACCCGAAGAAACGCGAGTTCTTCAAATCTTTTATGTCCTCCTGCAAAATGGCGGTGGCGGTAGGATTGACGATAGCCGTCTTTTGGAATTCTTTAACCGAAGAGCGCGCTTTAAGCGCTAGTTAGCAGTTTCGTATAATGACCGCTTATGTTTCCTAGCTTGTAGCGGTACTCACAGAAAAAGCGTCCCATACGGTGGGGCGCTTTTTTTTCGTCTACAGGACGCGAAGGCAATATTTCAGAAAATTGAATGCAG